TTGAATTACCATACACATTTTGCAGGTTTCCTGCAGAATTGTAATCGGTAATCATGGTAAAGTACCATGTATCACCAGCATCAACAGATCCAGATGTAAGTGTTGGATCGGTTCCTGCTAGTGCAGTTGGTGCAGTTGCACCGTGATTTGAAACATATGCATAACGCTTATGCCACGAAGGTCTTTTCTCTGTGAACTTAAAAGAAGGATCATCAGTGGCTTTTTTAGAAGCTTTTGCAAGAAATCTAAAAAAAGGATCCTGAGGTATTGCTAGCTCAGAAACCCTGTCGCCAAAGTTAAACTTTCTTCGAAGATCGCCAGTATCTAATCCCGTACCATAACGGGGACCAGATGAAACACCATTCGTAGAATCTACGTCTGAATATGTCTCTAGACTAAATAAGTCTGCCATTGGACCATCTCCTTAATGTCGTTCCCTCAACTGCATATAAAATATGCCTTCGGTTCAGACTAAAGTGAAGTTCGGTAGATGGTCTAAACCACTCTAACCGAACAAATTATCTACACTACCATCAAGGCCTAATATACCATCGAAGAGTTGATCTTCTTTTGATTTATCAGCACTACCTTGATTGTTCGAATCGCTAGCGGTCGAAGGTATGTTTCTCACATTTTTCATTTGAGTTAACATATCTTGTTTAGTAGAATTGGCCACATTTTTGTTTGCTTTATCTTTGTTTAAAAGATAATAAACATCATCAATGGAAAGTTTTCTAGATTTCGCTTGCTCTTTAAAAGAGATAAACTCATCTTCAGTCATTCCATGCTTTTTAACAAACTCTTTTTCCATACGAGTTTGAGCTATCTTAGCTTGAACTTTCTGAGCATTTTGTTTTTCGCGATTAAGGACTGTTCCAACTCTTTGTTGAACTATTCCATCTATATGTGCATTCATTACTTTAGCAGAATCTGAATCTGGATTCTCAACTGCTTCAGTTGCATCATAAATAAAATCTTCATCAAGTTGTAACTGGTCTTTAATATTCTTACTAGGGCTACCACCATTTTTAAAGTATGATTTAACATGGTCTACTAAACCGCTGTCACGTTTCATTGCATCAAGAACAGGTACAAATGGTTTCAAATCTCTAAGCTGTTCATTCATTTTAACAGCCTCTCTACTTGAATCCGTATACCTTTTTTTATATGGGTTGTTCTCATCGTCCCAGTTCACATTAGAGCCTTGCGATCGTTCGTGGGTTACCCTTTCGGAACCACTGTCACTTTGGGTTACTTCTGCGTTATCAACTTCCCCTTCTGCCACAATTCCATTTACGGAATCTTCTAATTGGCCAAAGAAATCGTTGGAGTCATTCATAGTATTATCTACCACTTTTGAGTTACCTTCTGTTTCGTTTGACATATTTTCTCCTTTTCATCAAAAAAAATTAAAGTAATTTAATCACTTTTGTTATTAGTTTCCAAATCATTTGTTAAATTATTTAAAGCCATCTGTGCCTGAGCATCAGTTTCAGTAATAATTTTCTGTGAATCTGTTTCTAATTTCATCTGATTTTTCTGTAATTGATTTTTCATTTCAGCCTGAAGAACCTTTTGTTCTCCTTCTGTTTGAACTAATTCTTTTTCAATTTCAGATTTAACTTCTTCTTTCTTTTTATTAATTTCAACTGAAGCTTGCATAACTTTATCTTTAATTCCAGCTTGAACTAATTGTCTTTCTAAAGTTTCAATAGTTCCACCTAAATCTTTTATTTGTTCTTCTTGAGAACCTAATTGACTTTGCATTTGAGCATACATTGATTTTCTTTTAGCTATTTGCTCTTTGTTTTTAATATCAGTTTCTGCAAGTAAAGCTATATCATCAATAATACCTAACTGCATTAATTCTTTTAATTCAGCAACATAAGCCCATCTATTAACAGGTAATGTTGATCCTGCTACAATACGAACATCAAATTTAGCTGCTGAATAATCCATAATTTTTCCTACAGCTTCCCCAAAATCATTATAAATAGGAATGTTAATTTCCACTCTTCTTTGTTCTTGTAAAGCATTTGGTTGAACAATTCTAAAAACTTTTTGTGCTGTATAAACAGATTGTGTAAATTGTTTGACTAAAATTCCTAATTGCTTTAATGCTGGTTCTAATGAATTTTGCATCCATTGTTTTATTCTCCTTGTTCCATATTCATCTAAAGCTAACATACCTCTATAAGTTTCATTCGCTGCTCCTGAATCTCCCATCATTGAACTATATATTCCTGCTAAATATTCCATATCTCCTTTTGCTGATTGAACTATTTGAAAAAACGCACTATTCAATGGAGCTGGTTGAACAGGTGTTGGAGGAGCTGCGCCAGGTCTTATAGGTAACAATGCTCCTGGAGAGCTCGAATATTTTTCCCAATAATCTGTATCAATACTTCCTTCTTCATGCATCCACCTTAAACTACTACCAAGAGACGCATTATGAACAAGTATCTGATGAGATTTATTTATTTCTCTTTGTTTACCCACTAAAGGAGATACTGCTGATATTGGAAATGGTGTACCTGTCCATTTAAAATGAAAAGGAACAATGGGATATTCTGTTATATGTTCAGGAAGAACTTTAGAATAAAGCGATTTATCCCCTACAGTACAATTTAACTTTATTCTTGTTCCATAAAATTGAACAAAATCAACTAAAGTATCTGTAAAATTAGGGTCCTTTTTAACTAAATTAAACTCTTTTTCAGTTATAATAGTATTACTAACAACACTTGCTTTTTCTTGTAATTCTGCCATCATAGATTGCGACGCTTGTTCAATTTCTTGTTGTATACTTTTTTGCATATTAGCTATTTCAAGTTCATATCTCTCAGGTATCATCTTACCTTCTTGAACTGCTTGTTGCATAGCTTTTTGTTGTTCTAAAAACTGAACTTGTTTTTCAGCTTGTAATTGTTGCATCGCTTCATCAACTTGAACTTTTAATTGAGCTAAAACTTTAGCCTCTAATTTTTGTCTATAAAAAACATTAACATATGAAATTTTAACCTTTTCATACTCTTCGTATAATTCAATCAAATCATCATGTTCACCCTCTAGCGTTACAGATTCATTAGAGTCAACATCTTTATAAGCGAAATCTTTTCTATCTGACCCAGTTGCTTTTTCACTATAATTGTACTCAGTATCTTCTATAGCAGAAGCTTTTTTAATTTTAGACCTAAATTCAGGAAATAAAGTATACAAATGTTCTTTAGGAAGTATTTTCCTAATAATTATATAATTAGCGTCTCTAAATAACATATCTCTAGATTTAGGGTCTACAAAAACATCAAAGGGCTCAGGATTTTTAATAACTACTTCACCCATACCTTGGTCAGCATCTTTATCGACATTTACAAGTAAATACCCTATAGATTTAGTAACAGCATCATTAATAGCATTAGCATATAATGTAGAACCATCACTATTGTCCCATATATAGTCTGCCATATCAGAAAAAACAGAAGCAACATCAACATCAGAACCTTCTGCACCAACAGCTTGCCATCTAGGTTTATTAGAAGTAGCATAAAAATTTAACATTTCTACAACAGGCATAATCCTGTTAATAGTAAAAGTAGGCATTCCTTGATCTTCTAAAGACTGTCTTTCTTCTTCAGTTAATTGATTGTCATGAGCAAAATCATAACCTTTTTGATTTACATATTCCCAATGAGTTCTTGATGAACTGTTTGCTAAGTCAAAGATATTCTTTATTCTTTGTGCTGTTTTGTCTACTTTCTTCGCCATTATTTGCCTTCTTTTAGTTTTTCATTAACTATAACAAAATTAGAATTGTGCCAATGAGTGGAACCTTTAGGTGCCTTTTTATGCCTTTTCCCAACTGGATGAGGCGTCACTTCATATGGTCATGTATGCACCTTAGATCTTTTCATTTTTAATATCCCATTTTTTTAGAATTTGAATTTCCAGCAGGAAATCTACCACTTTGAAGTCTATTTTGTCTATTATTTCTCATGCTACCTACAGTGGGTCTTCTCATTACTCTAGAACCTCCACTACCTGGTTTTCTCATATTTACATTAGGTAATCCAACTGGTCTCCCACCAGAAACAAATCTAGGGTCTTGTTGTTCTGCATTACCTTGAAAATCGTTAAACTGAGGTGTTACAAACCTAGGGTCTTGAGATCTTCTTGGTGAAAAACCCCCTTCCTCTTCTCCTACTGCAGGATTTAATTGAGGGGTTACAAATCTAGGGTCTTGTTGTTTTGTATTGCCTTGAAATGAATTATTAGATTGAGGGTATGCGAATCTAGGGTCTTGAGACCTTCTTGGCGAAAGATTTCCCCCTTCTTCTCCTACTGCAGGATTATTACCTGCTCCTAATCCAAACCTCTGTGAACCTCTAGGCGCAAACCTAGAACTTCCGCCTTGTTGGCCCATATTATTATTTAATCTTGAATTTCCAACAGTCGGCATAGGTCCTGGATTAACTCCAAACCTCTGTGACCCTCTAGGAGCAAATCTTGAACCTCCCATTTGCCTAGGTTGTGATGTACCTTCCTCCCCATAATTTTCACCCACTGGCACACCTTTACGGTTTCTTCTATTAAATGCCATAATAACCTCCTTTAAGCTACAACCCAGCTTTTAGAGCTAGGTCTATGTTTTTTCCATACACCATGATTGTCTTGTTTTATCGACTTAGGCGGATGTGCATGCTTACAAGCGTAAGCTAATGCGTCTATTGTGTCGTCATGACCCATTCTTGGGCCAAATGTAAAAATTTCATGTTGCAAATCATATTGGTCTTTCCTAACAAACATACTTCTTATTGCAAATCTTTGAGCTAATACTTCTTGTATTCTATCTCTCTTACTCATTCTATTGCCTGGTTTTTCAGCACAATATTTAACACCAAAATCATTTCTTCTTCTCATTTCCGCAATAAGCGACTGAAATACTGGCTTAGACATCGCAGTGTCTTCAATGGTAAATAAAGAAGGGTGGTAAATTTTTTGATAATCAAATAAATAATCCACAATACCTTTTTTACCATCACCAGGAATCCCAAGCACAGGT